GGCTTCATCTTTCTCCTTTTTAATATCATTAATTTTATAGTTCATTTGTTTTTTATTTCTTAAACAAACTCTTTCTAAAATTTCCTTTACCTCTTCTCTCCCATAGGTTAAAAGAATTCTACGAATTATAGAACAATCCTCGCAATAATACTGATAGTACTGAGTTTCTCCACATATCCGACATTCAAACATTATATATTAATTAATTAGATTTTTAAAATAATATATTTATTTAATATATAAAATGCCGAGCCAATTAGGAGAAGCCCATGATGCACTCATCGCTCAACAAACTTCAAATAGAGCAGAATTACAAACAATAAGAGATTCTCTCGGTTTAAAATACTTAACGATATTAAATAATGTTTCCGTCGCCGCTTCGGGCAATCAGAATTCTAGTAATTATGCCCCATCAAATAGACATCAAATTTCTTTTGCTTTTACTTCTCCGACATTAACGGGGGCTCAGATGCCCGTTGTAATTGATTTTTCTTTTGATAATGGAGCGACATTTAATGCGATACATAGTTCAGCATATGAAACGAATTCCGCAAATCAGAAAATGAGATTAATTACATTAAGAGAAGGAGTTATTGCCCCATTAATGAGAGTTAGGGCTTATAATACATCGGCATCTGATGGAAACATTTCTATCTTTATGAGTCAATAAGTTAATGCTATTTTATATTTTTCTTTTCTTATTATAAATTATATATAATGACTGAATACGAAGACGACCTTACTATCCTTCCCGTTAAGCCAAGAGATACAGATCAGAAGGTTAATATACACCCTAACCTACCCGATATTAACAAAGGATGTTGTATAATTGACATAGCCAAGCCAAGAGGTTCAAAAACAACAAGATTAGTTAATTATTTACAGAACCCGAATTTTTATCAGAATAAGTTTGATTGTGTTTATATCTATTCGAGTACGATGTCTAACGGCGATGATACAGCCCGTTTTTTATATGATGAATTTGGAGATACTATTTATTCTGAATATTCTGATTCTCACCTTCAAAGTATTTTAGATTATCAAGATAGTATCCCAAAAGCCCAACGCCCACGAATAGCCCTAATCTTTGATGATTTTATCGCATTTCCAAATATTCATAGAAACGCCCTGATGTTTAAGATTGCATCTTCTTATAGACATCACGGAATAGCCCTCTTGTTATATAATACCCAACAAATGAAATATCTTCCGCCGATTGTTAGGAGTTGTGCGAATTATGTTATATTAAGTCAAAATTCAAATCAAAAGCAAGTCGAGCAATTAGCCGAAGAATATGGGAATACTTATGGAACTGAAAAATTTAAGGATTTATTCGCTGAGGCAACATCCGAGCCGTATGGGTTTTTATATTTAGACTTATACGGATTTACGGGAGATTCAAACAATCCTAAGGCATATAAGAACTTTACAAAACTTTTATATTCAGCCCCGATTAGTTATTCTAAAAAATCTTTTACCCCAACAATAACAAAAAAGAAACTTGAACCCATTCCCGAAGAATCGGATACTGAAGATGAAACTAAAGATTAATTTGCTAGTTTTTGGCTAATGGAATTATAATTATTAATATTGATAGAACCATTAGCCAAAAACGAACATCCAAATCCAAGCTTGGATTATCTTTCAATTAAATTTAATTATCAAAAATAATATATATAGTATATATATAAAATGGCGAGTGCTTGGATCGAACATGTTAAAGCGTATGCGAAGAAAAACAAAGTTAGTTATAAGGAGGCTATGTCTAAGGCTAAGGCTTCCTACAAGAAGAAAGACACATCAAAAACAAAGGATAAGAAACCAACTAAAACAGAAATGAAAGAAATGAAAAAATGATTTAATTTATTCTATAATGTTTAATTTAAATTATTTAAAATAAAATATTTATAATATTTATAAAATGTTTAGAGCCACTTCTGAGAATCAGTATTTGCCTTCAAAATCCGTAGCCATAAAACCTGATGTTGTTTCCGATGTAGTTGGAGCAGATCAGATCCGTTTTCATCTTCCTTCCTTTTTGGGCTTTATAGATCCAAACCAAACGATGATAAAATTTAATCTTAAAATTGAAAATGCTCGAGGTTTTTTAGTACCCGATAAAAATTGTGGGGGTCATGCCTTGTTTAGAAATGTTTCCTATAGGGATGGTTCGAATGCAACCGAATTAGAATTAAACGAAGACTATAACGCTAATTATTCGTTAATGTCTAACTACACTAAACAAAATTCGGTTTCGCATAAACGAGAACTATTTAACGGCGTTGTTAATAAACTAGGCGACGATATTACCGACCCTATTCTTTACTATGCTTCTCCCGCTGTTGCTGGGGGTACTACTACAGCCCCAACGGGCTTAGGCAAAACCGCTCTTTCCCCAAAACTTCAATTTCAGTTGAATTCGGGTATTTGGAAACAAGGAAAAACTCTTCCCCTTTCGGCTATGAATGGTCTTCGAATGACTATAGATACTGAAGATGTTGAACGGGCTTTGATGTATCTTAATGATGAAGCCCGATTTGAATCTCGCCGTCTTGCTGTCGCTAATAATCGCATTCTTACAGCGGCGGCGGCGGGAGGTGCGAAAACGGCGGGAAATAATGCGGCGGGTGATGCTCGTGGGGGAAATAATAATTTAAGCGATACAATTTTTCAGATTGAAACAGCCCATAGTTTAAGAAAATTCCTCCCTTTTGATGTGGATGATATTCTTTATATCGCTGACGCAGCGGATGGAGGAAATGAAGAAAAACTAGGGACTATTGTAGGCTTTAGTATTTCTAACGGGGCTTGTGCTGTTTCCTATGTTCCCGATCGAAACACGGGAGCGGGACTCGCTCAGAATCACGCTCAAGGCTCAAGGCTTTTTATCAAGATGGCTGATAGGGCTGTCGCTCATTCTGTCGTAGGTGTTGCTGATGTGGGTGCGAATACTAAATCGCATAATATTTTAGCCCCAACATATAGGATGAGTAATATTGAAATGGTTTGTCAGCAGATTTCGCCACCCGCCGCCTTTGTTGAAAGACTTCTTAAAGCAGCGGGTACAGAACAAGGCGTTCAGTTAGATATTACGACTTATGAATTATATCGCCATAATCAGAATAACATTCAAGGGTTGCAACAGATGGTTATTCCTTCTAAAATGACTCGGGCTAAGAGTTTATTTAGTCAGCCTCTCGCTGTTGATAGGTTCAGAGATTTAGGCAATTCTTCTCTTCAAGGTCTTCCCGATTCGGCTCGGTCTTATGAATGGATTTATGGAACTTCCCACTACCCCGCTAGACTTGTTCCGCTTCAGAGATATTCCCAAGCCGTTCCAAGAGTTGAAGCCCTTCATTCCTCAGAACTTCATAAAGCCATTTTAAATGTTGGCGAAAAAGTATTAAGTCTTCAGAGAATTCCTAATCATTTTTCTATTGCTCGGGCTTTAACTAAATACGGGCAGATCATGAATCTATCCGAACAAACTCTATCGCTCCGTGTGGATTATGATTCAACGGCAACCATAACCAAACTTTTCAATAACTATGTATATGGGCTTCGCCGTATTGTAATTAATAAAGATGGAGTTTCGGCTTTTAATTAAGTTTTTATGTTTTATTTGTTTTTATTAAAAATATATTTATAATTAATATATTTTTATATAGTATAAAATGAGTTCTGTTAATATCGTTGATGTAGAAAGATTCGAGATTCTTCCAAATAACCAACCCGCTAATAATACTTATAGTTTCAGAGGAGGTAATCCAATTATCTCAATAAATGTTCCAGCCCAAAATAAACTATTGAAGCCTTCGAGTGTTCGCCTTAATGGTCGCCTTAGAATTCAGACAGCGGCGGGAGCATTAGCCGATCCTAACAATATTAAAGGAGCGGGAGCAACTGCTATAGGTGTTTCTTCCCGTGTTGGTGTTTCGGGTTTTATTCAGAACTTGAATGTTTCCAGCGAAGCAACAAATCAGAGTTTAGAATCAATACGCCAGTATGGTAGGCTTGTTAATCACATCCTAAGTAATACACACAGCCCCGATGATTTTGCTTCTGAAAAATCTAATACTTCCCTTATGACAGCCCGAAAAGAATCTACCGACAATTTAACGACTAATGATGTGGATTTTAGCGTTCCGCTCTATTGTGGTCTATTCATGGGTGGGAATAATATCCCGCTAGGAGCAAACGGAGTTAATGGTCTAACAATTAATCTAGAATTGGCTTCAGATAATCAAGCATTATTCGGGGCAGATGCGGGTACGGGAGCGGGAGCATTCTTCCAACTCTCTAATATTTCACTAAGTGGCGATTTTCTTGTACCCGACGCTCAAGGTATGCAGTCTATGGCTACTCAGGGTTCGGGTGCTTTTCAGTTCAATTCGTATTCAAGCCTTTACTCTGTTATTAATTCAAGCGACTCTACTCAGACATATAACCTTGCGAACTCTAATGTTCTTTCTGTTATTCATTCCTTTCTCCCCGTTTCGCATTCTAACAACTACGCTCAAGATAGTTTCGCAAATGGCGAATTACTTAATCGAGATGGAGCGGGGGCTTATAATGTAGCCGTTCAACTTAATAAAGTTTCCTTTAGTCGTGGGGGTATGAAACTCGGTCTTGATTATGAAATGGATTGTCAGACCCAGTCGTCAGAAGGTCGCCCCGAAACACAGATCAATATTCAAGCATTAAACGCTATGAAAGCATACGCAAATAATAACCGCTTTTTAAATCAGCCACAATTAGACGGCTTCGGCTCAAGAGATTTTATTGCCTCTGTTGATGTGTGTGCTGAAACGGCTGTTCTTGCTGATTCCCCGCTAAGCGGACGACAGACCGCTCAAGAAATCGATGTCGGTGTTAGGAATTTCCTTATAGGTTTAGCATTAGATAGAGTTTCAGATGTGGGTGTCAATTTTAAGGGAAATAGTTATTCTACTAGAATTCAGAGTACATTAGACGGCAACAGCCCTAACGCTGTTTTCAGTTATGTTCTTAGCAAAAATACCCTTCAATATTCGCCTAATGGTATTATGGTCGCAACTTAAATGTTCGTTTTTGGCTAATGGATATTTAATTATTAATATTGATATAGGCATTAGCCAAATTCTGACATT